TTACCACCACCCAAATGCGTCCATGAGATTACACGCGATGACGATGCTGGTGCAACCCCCGCACCATGGGTTGAGCAAAGCTCCAAACCAACACTTGGTTGCAACACATGCTTCGGCCAGAGGGCAGATCATGTCACCGAATTCCGTTCGTTTATCCGGCTTGGAGATTTCATTGATTATTTCGTCCCAATTATCATTTATCAGAGCGCTCATCACATATCCATCTTCGTTACCCGTGATAGTATTCACCTTCGCCGGATCGTTAAGGAAGCTCGAAAGTTGCTCGAACTGTTCGTCGGTGATGTTGTCTGTAATTTCCATGAAAAGGACCTGGCCATTGAGTGTATAAGTTTCAAACTGATGACGGTAGCCAACCCATTCGATGATGACATCAAGTGTATCGCTGCCCGTCCATTCTGTGAATCCCAAAAAGATGCTGTCACTTTTATCTGCGATGTCCTTCAATTGTACATTGAAGTCGCCGCAGGTTATCAAATAACCAGCATCGTTCGAGGTGATGGTGGCATAAGAAGTACCGTTGTCGATTGTCATGACCTTGCCAGTGATCTCCACGTTGTCAGCAACGTTGGGGAGGTTGTGGGATCCCAGTACGATGGGATCTTGATCCTGTCCGCAACCAAAGATCACCACGGCGGTGATTACAGAAGCTAGAATGAGCAAGAGGGTTAGTGTGCCGGGGTTTCGCATAGAGTCTGACTTAAATAGACGACAATGCTTCATGACCTCTCCTTAGAATTTATAGTGATCGACAAATACTATTGGGCGATATGGAAAGTGTACTGAGAAGACCAATTGACTGTCAATGAGTATGTCGAAATCGCGAGTTCTAAAGCGTGAAGTTACCGGGACACCCTACCTCCTCACCTTTACTACGATTAAAACCCCCGTTCCGCCCCGACACATCAATCACCCACGGGGTAGATAACCAAGAGAAGCATGCGGTTCGTCCCATAGCGCGGCCAAGATATCACCACAGGAGAGAGGACTTTCCGCAACGTGGTACCTAACCGAGGAGGCGCCAAGCGCGTCGCCGATCGCTGGAATACTGAGTTCGGCCGCTGGGTAAGCGATGTCGGGGTGTCGCAGATTGTCATCGCTCTCGCTCACGACCCCGACTTGAATGTCACCAATGGTGCTGTTTACGCCTGGCTTCGGGGCCACGCCCCTCAACCACACAGGGCGATGGCACTTGTCGCGATGTCGGAAGGTCGCCTTACGCTCGAGACAATCTACCGACATGCAAGCCAGGTCCGGAAGCAGGACGATTCGTAACTTCTTGATTTTGTAGGTACTTACTTGGCCTTCTGAAGCGGGTGACGGCGGACCCCGGTTCACAAAGCGTGGGAGAGTTATGAAACAAGTTTCCAGCCGTTCCAACCGTTCCAGGCGCGGCGAAGCCAAGAAGCCCGAGAACGCACCCGAAACGGCCACCACAGGCGATTCCGCGGGTCCGGACTCCCCCGTCCGCCTGCCCGGCAAACTGGAACATTGGAACATCGATCGGCTCCGCCCCTACGAGCGGAACCCCCGGACCCACAGCCCTGAGCAGATCACCAAGATCGCCGCCAGCCTGCTCGAGTTCGGCTGGACCAACCCGATCCTGGTCGACGGCGAGGCCGGCATCATCGCCGGCCACGGCCGGCTGCTGGCCGCCCGCGAGCTGGGGATGGCCATTGTCCCGGTGATCGAACTCACCCACCTCAGCGAAGCCCAGAAGCGGGCCTACGTCATCGCCGACAACCGCCTGGCCCTTGATGCCGGCTGGGACGAAGACCTGCTGACCGAGGAGCTGAAGGCACTCGAAGGCCTCGACTTCAACCTCGAGCTGACCGGGTTCGGCTTGGACGAGCTGCACGATCTGCTGGACGATGAGTCGATCGAGGAAGCACCCGCCCCAGAACCTCCCGACGATCCAGTTAGCCAGCAGGGCGATCTGTGGATCCTGGGCAACCACCGCCTCTTGTGCGGCGATAGCTCCGATCCCGCGTCGGTCGATCGGCTGCTGGGCGGCGCGGTGGTCCACCTCGTGAACACCGACCCGCCCTACAACGTGAAGGTCGAACCCCGGTCCAACAATGCGATCGCCGCGGGGCTGTCGAGCTTCCCGGCGGCCAAGAGCGCGGTGGAAGCCTCCGACGCCAAGGGCATGCACCACCAGGGGTTCGACCTCGCGCGGCACAAGACCAAGTCGAAGCCCACCGGCAAGATGCGCCCGAAGGACCGGCCCCTGGCCAACGATTTCGTCTCGGACGAGGCCTTCGACGAGATGCTCCTGGCCTGGTTCGGGAACATCGCGCGGGTGCTGCAGCCCGGTCGCTGCTTCTACATCTGGGGCGGCTACGCCAACTGCGCCAACTACCCGCCAGTGCTGAAGGCCTGCGGCCTCTACTTCAGCCAAGCGATCATCTGGGTGAAGGAACACCCCGTGCTGACCCGCAAGGACTACATGGGCAACCACGAATGGGCGTTCTACGGCTGGCGCGAGGGGGCAGGGCACAAGTTCTACGGCCCGACGAACGCGGTCGACGTCTGGGCGGTCAAGAAGGTCAACCCGCAGAGCATGGTCCATCTGACGGAGAAGCCGGTCGAACTCGCCGTGCGGGCGATCCAGTACTCCTCGAAGCCAGGCGAGAACGTGCTCGACCTGTTCGGCGGCAGCGGGTCGACCCTCATGGGTGCCGACCAGATCGGCCGGCATGCGTTCCTGATGGAACTCGATCCCGCCTACACCGACGTGATCGTGATGCGCTGGCAGGAGGCCACCGGACAGCAGGCTACGCTCGACGCAGATGGACGCACGTTCGACGCGGTCGCCGCTGACCGCGGGGCTGCTCGGGATGAGTAGGCGGTGGCCAGGCAAGCGAAGAAGGTGTTGATCTCCCAGCGCGAGTACGCACGGCGGCTCGGCGTCTCCCACGTGGCCGTCCAGCGCGCCGTGAAGGCGGGGCGGATCTCGACCATGAACGGGAAGATCGACCCGGCTCAGGCCGACCAGCAGTGGCAAGAGAACACCGACCAGAGCAAGCCTCGCAACCGGATCACGGGCAGGCCCAAACAAGCCAGGACACCAGGAGAGCCGTCTGAGCCCATGGACATGGGCGGGGCCGACGAGGCCATCGGCGGCACCAACACGGCGACCGGCTACGCCAAGGCCCGCGCCGCCCGCGAGCTCTACCAAGCGCAGCTGGCCAAGCTCGAACTGGATCGCAGGCGCGGCACCCTCGTGCGTGCCGACGAGGTCCGCCTCGGAGCGTTCAACATGGCCCGCAAGGCCCGAGATCAGTTGATCGCCTTGCCCGAGCGGCTGGCCACCGTCCTGGCCGCCATCCAGGAGCCTGCCGAGGTCCAGCGCATCCTTGAACAAGAGATCGAGCGGATCTGTATGGAGGTCGCAGATGCAGAACGGCCGTGACGTCTACGAGGCCGCCTTCCGGGCTGGTTGGCAACCTGAGCCGCAGCTGACCGTCAGCGAGTGGGCCGATGAGCACCGTGTGCTAGGCAACCGGTCGGGCCATGCGGCGGTGCACTGGCACACCGACACGACCCCCTACCTGCGCGAGATCATGGACGCCCTGGGTCCGCGGTCGCCGGCCCGCCGGGTCGTGTTCATGAAGGGTTCGCAGCTGGGCGGCACCGAGGCCGGCAACAACTGGCTCGGGTTCGCCATGCACCACGCGCCGGGGCCGATCCTCGTCCTGCGCCCGACCGTCGATGAGGCCAGGCGGTTCAGCCGGCAGCGCCTCGATCCCATGATCGCCACGACTCCGGTGCTGCTCGACCTAGTCCGCGAGGCGCGGTCCCGCGACGGCGGCAACAGCCTTCTTATCAAGGAATTCCCCGGCGGGGTCTTGTTCCTGACCGGGTCGAACTCCGCGACCGGCGTCAAGTCGATGCCGATCCGCTGGCTCTTCTGCGACGAGATCGATGAGTACCCGGGAGACGTGGACGGACAGGGCGACCCGATCGCACTGGCAGAGAAGCGCACCACGGGGCCCCTGTACTCGCGTCGCAAGGTCTTCCTGGTCTCGACGCCCACGATCAAGGGCATTTCCCGGATCGAGCGGGAATTCCTGGCCTCCGATCAGCGGCGGTACTTCGTCCCCTGCCCCGAGTGCGGCCAATATGACTGGATGCGGTGGGAGAACATCCGCTGGTGCGATGGCGACCCCAAGACTGCCACCCTGGCTTGCGTTCACTGCGGCGTCCTGATCGAGGAGCGATTCAAGACCCAGATGCTAGCAAGCGGTCAGTGGCGCCCCACCGCGAAGGGCAACGGCGAAACGATCGGCTTCCACCTTTCCAGTCTCTACTCACCCCTGGGCTGGCTGCCCTGGTCCGCTAACGTTGCCGAGTTCCTCGCAGCCAAGGAGGACCCGATGCGCCTGAAAAACTGGATCAACAGCGCGCTTGGTGAGACCTGGGAAGAGCGCGGGGAGACGGTCAATCCCGACAGCTTGCTTGCCCGAGCAGAGCGGTACGAGGCCGAAGTCCCCAACGGCGTGGGCATGCTTGTGGCCTCGGTCGACGTCCAGGGCGACCGCCTCGAGTGCGCAGTGAAGGGCTATGGCGCTGCTGAGGAATCCTGGCTCATCGCCTTCTCCCAATTTCATGGCGACCCCGGTCGTGACCAGGTCTGGCTGGAACTCGATCGCTTCTTGCGGACGGAGTTCACCCACAAAAGCGGCCAGATGGTCCCGATTGCGTGCGTGGCCGTTGACAGCGGCGGCCACCACTCCGAGCAGGTCTACCGGTTCTGCCGCGCCCGACTCAGCCGGCGGGTGTTCGCGGTGCGCGGCGGCTCTGAGCGAGGGAAGCCCCTGGTCGGCCGCCCGTCTGATCACAATCGCTATCGGGCCAAGTTGTTCACCCTCTGCGTCGACACGGGCAAGGAGATCGTCCACTCACGCTTCCGGATTGGGGCACCGGGACCGGGCTACTGCCATCTGCCTGATTGGATCGATGAGGAGTACATCGCCCAGTTGACGGCCGAAAAGGCCATTCGCAAATGGGTCAAAAATCGCGGAACAGTGAGGGAGTGGATCAAGATCCGCGATCGCAACGAGGCGCTCGACCTCGAGGTCTACTGCCTGGCCGCCCTCTACATCTTGGGGCAGGCGGTGGTGAAGTCCCTGCCCGAACGCGCGGCTGCCCTGGCGCAATCTCCGTCAGAGGTCAAGCCGGAGCCGCCCACGCCTACACGGCGCAGTAGTGGGTGGATCGATGGGTGGAGGGACTAACGTGAGGGTTGGCGAAAAGCAGGGACTACGCCGGGCCGAGCGAGATGCGCTGCAAGTAGCGCCCCGGCGTGCCCCGCTCTTGAAGGATCATATCAGATATATGCCGAAAATTCAACTATCGAGAGGCGCGCCAGGGGCGCGGATTTCCAGACCCTCACCCAGACCCCGCCCGCCAAACGACAGCATCCACGCCGGCCAGAAACGGCCCCAAACGACCATTCCTCGCGCTTCAGCCAAGACACTGAAAACAATGCAGTTATCCGTCATTTTGCCTTCCCATTCGGCCCAGAAAGCTCGTCACTGTGACTGCGGCGGGCACGGGGTCCGGCGCATAACGCAGGAGGAGATCGATGGCCCGACAGGCCAACTGGAAAGACCTCAGCGCCCTTGAGACCGTCGATAAGAGAATCGCCGCGATCCGAGGCGATCTTCAGACGATCGCTGAACTCGAGGGAGTGGCGGATGTACTCGTGCACGTGGACCAGCTCAATGACGCGGTCGCGGACATCGCTGCGAACGTCGAGATGGAGCTCCATGAGCGTGGTGCACGGAAAGACAGGTGACCATGCGCTACGGACCTGACGACAAGTTCTGGGTCGTGATCGACCCGAAGCCCAACAGCACGTTCGATGACCTCGTGTTCGAAGCTTCGCTCCGCGACCTCGAGTTGCAGTTCAAGGGCGGACTTCAGATTGACGAGAACCCGACTCTGTTCACCGACCGGCAAGAGGCGCGGATCGAGGGCTACGGACGGCTGACCGCTATGCGGGCCAGCCAGGCCATCCTCCGGGCCGGCCGCGACAACCCGAACATGAGAATCGACCGCGTCGAGATCTACGGCGCTGCCGGGATGCTCGTGTTCGAAGCGGACATCCCGCAGGAGGTGGACTGACATGGCGACGAACGCGACACCGCGATTCGGCCTGAAGGCCCACCAGGTGTTCTGGAGCGAGCAGGGCAGCATCGTCTGCGCCTGCTGCCACATCCCCTACCCCGGGTCCGACACATGGATCTGGGAGCGGTGGGAGGAGATCACGCCCGCCGACATGGTGGAGATCGACCGCCAGGGCGGGCGTGTGGCGTGCGAGGGCTGCGGCAAAGAGCCCAGCCGGATCGCGCGTGTGACCCCGAGCGAAAGGAACTGACCGATGAGCAAGACCACCAAGAAGACGACGCGGGCCCGCAAGCCCGCCGCCAAGAAGCCGGCCGCCGAGACCAAGGCCCCGCGCGAAGAGCTCTGCGTCTTCGCCTTCCGCCTCACCGAAGCCGAGCGCGACGCCATCCACAAGGCGGCCGGGCCGGCGAAGGCGTCTAAGTTCGCACGCAATCTGCTGGTGGCCGCTGCTAGGAAGGACGAGGCGGCGGTTCGGGCGATCATGAAGGAGGTCCAAACCGGCGCCTAGCTCGGTGATTCCCGCCCAACACCGACGACCTCTCGGCTCACCGAGGGGTCTGTCGGCTTCAGGCAAGCCGCGCGCGAGGAGTAGTGGCGCCCCCCCCACCTAACTTACCGATGACCGATTCCGCGTCGCGTATTCTGAGGTTCGAACTCCCGTCCGCACAGGGCGCAGAACGAAATCAGAGGCCCCAGCATTCCGTTCGTTGCCGTTCCCGGTGCCTGGGTACCTCCTGGCCTATTCGCGACGCTCACAGCGCCTTCTGAAGCGCCGATTGTTCAGATGAAGATTATAGTTAACCACTTGCGTCTGGAATTGGCTCCAGAATCCCGCCCGACACTTCGGCCGATATTGCACCTAAGAAGAGCGCGCCGAGCGAAGCCCGGCGCGCCAGTATTAAGCCCCTGAATACCCTAGAGGCTAAGATGCCGGTGTCTGGTGTGGAAATGGCGCCACACTAAAAGAGGGAGAAACAGCACGAGAGTTAGTGTAAACCGGACATCATCACACAAGAACGAAGCGCCCGGAATAGCGCCAACGGCTGCCCATCCAATCCTAGCAAGCAGATCCGCCTTGGCTATCCGGGTCCCCAAGAAAATGCCAAGCGCGAGCCCACTAACCAGAATTAAAAAAACCTGCAGACTGCTCAACTAAAACTCCTTTCCCGATTTCGCTCTTTAGGCAATCCTATTGCTGTCGCGAGTGATCTCAAAAGCGAGGGCTCCCGTCTAGCTCATAATATCACCAGCGCCCCAGCTAGCCAGGCCGCCTACTACAGCACCGACTGCTCCAACCGCTACCGACCCACCGGGTCCCCCAATTGCCCCATAGCCGGCTCCCGCGAGAGCGCCGCTGCCGGCATCAGTCGCAACAACAGCGATAAATTTTATAACTTTCAGCCAACTCTTTTCTACACCGCCCTCCGGAATCGCCATCTCAGGAAAAACGTCCGACCAAAATTCGTCGCTTTTCAGCATGGTGTCCATCATGACCGCAAGATCTGTGCTGGGCGTAGGCGTTCCCAGTTCGGTAGAAGCCTGCGTATACGCATCCTCAGAGGTCATGGTTTGACGAAGTTCAACGTACCGCGAGTAGTAGTCGACCGAGGGAATGTCATTGCCTAGAACCTCCGTCACGAACTCCGTCAATAATTCTACGTCGGTGTTCGTCAATTCGATCGCATGCTGGCGGCCATCCAGCATAATCTGTTCGGCCAGATCCCTCGTAATCGGCTCCAGCCCTTCGCCAATGAGCATCGTATTAGCCGCGCTCCATCCAGTATCGACCTTCTCATCCCAGCTGCTAGCAGGATAAACAACGGCTTTAGCCCCCGGATCACCTCCGCTAAGACCATCAATAGCTAATTCCAGGAATACATTATGGAGTTCTGCGATCTGATCAATGCCCGGTCCCGCAGGCGCTTGAGGGGTCGAGACGCTCGAATCTCTTCCGCAGCCAACCACTGCCGCCAAGATCCCTACAACCGCGGCGAAGACAATAAGGCGCTTTTTCATGTTCAAAGTCTCCTTGGTAGAAATCGGATGTATTCGCAAGATATTTTCTCCCGCATCACGATTATGATTTTTTGAGGCGAAATACCGTTAACTCATAATCGGACAAATACCCTACTATACATCGCCATGCTCGCCTCTAGAGGCAAAATTTATCTGATGGCTAGCTCCTTAGTCAAGAGGAATATCACTAACAGTTACCTCCGAGAAGCGTTCCCCACCAACGCAAGAACCGAGAGGTGTCAGTTTTCGCCCCATAGTATGCCACAGTTTCACGTCATAGGGATTCCGACGTTTTCGCCCAAATAGCTTCGGCTGTCCGCGTCGCGTATTCTGAGGTTCGAACTCCCGTCCGCACAGGGCGCAGAACGAAATCAGAGGCCCCAGCATTCCGTTCGTTGCCGTTCCAGGTGCCGAGGTACCACCCGGGTCGTTTGGAACGCTCACAGCGCCTCCTGGAGCGTCGGCCCCTCGCGGTGGCCGAATCGACGGGTGATCGACACCGAAAAGTGCGAACTCACTTTCCCCCCGGCCCTAGACACGCGCGGATAGAAATCAGGGGGTATACGGGTGTGGGGGGAACAGGGTGTATTAGTAGAATTAAGAAGAAGAGAGTGTGTATTACATAGACTTACGGGCTCGCTTTCCTTCACCTTTTGTCTCCCTCCTTCTTCGGTGACAGCGAGGGACTCCAGGCGTTGTTTCTCCTGCTTCATAATCCTTCTCCCCCCCGATCCATGGTGGCCTGGGCCAGGCTGTAGAACCGGCCTGTGCGGCCGGGAGTCGTCTGCGTTCGGATGGCAATGTCGCCGCGCTGCTCAAGCGTGGTCACCAGGCACGAGAAGCTCTTGGCATCAGTCTTCATCCGCTTCAACAGCAAGCTATGGGGAAGCTCATGGCCGGGGGTGTTGCGCAGCTTCTCCAGGAACCGCAAGCACTCCGCATGGAACGGATTGTCCGCGGCATGGGATTGAGCCATGAAGAGCATTTGCCTCGCCTGGTACAGAACCAGCCGGCTGGCCCACGTTGCCGCCGGCTTGCCGATCTCGGGCTGGTGGGGGTTCTCGCTCACGGCGTAGACCAGTGCGAGCTTTCGGGCGTGCTCGCTGACCCGCCCCCACACGGTCGTCCCGACGCTGTCGTCGGCGGCCTCGGCCTTGGCGTACTCGGCCTCGGCTTCGAGCCTGGTCTCGACCAGAACACGCTTGGCATCTTCGGTGTGCCGGACGATCTGCGGCACGGGGTGCCAATTCTCGAGGTTCCCGTTGCCGACCCTGAAGTCGGCCCACCACCGCGCCGTATCGAGCACGCGCCCTGGCAACGGCAGCATGCGAGGTTCACGCCCAGTCGGCCGACTGCCGCACTCCAGCACGATCATCCGGGCGAAGAACCCATTGGTCAGCATTCGCTCCGAGAGGGCTTGGTAGAAATGACGCGGAACTGCCGTTCCGAAGACCACCAGGCACGGCTGATCGATAGCTCCGGGCGCATCCCGACCTGCCTTGCGGCGCATGGGGAAGATCGAATTGGCCGACGAGTACATCGTCAGCAGTGTTTCCATGGTGCTCTCGTACCTGGCGTCGCGCGCCTTGTTGATCGACTGCAGCATGCCGTCGATCTCGTCGGTCTGGAACAGCATGGTGGGCTCGGTGTAGAGCGCGTCCTGCAGTCCTTCGCCCGAGGCGAACCGCCCGCCGATCTGGCCGCCCAGACCGATCGTGTGCAGGATCTCCGCATTGATCTTGCGCGGGCGGTCCTTGCCGGCCGAGGAATGCGCCAGACCCAGCAGGTAGAGATTGGTCCGGTTGTCACCGGGGTCGCGGACCTTGCGCCCGGCGAGCGTCGCCTGCAGTGCAAGCGCGCCGGCAAACGCCATGACGCTGTTCGGATACGGAGCCGTCTCCAGGCAGTAGTCCATGACCTCGGAGACGAATCCGGGAATGCGCAGGAGATCCCAAGGAAGCTGCCCAGGATCGGGCATCTCGGGCATGCTCTCGTCGGTCTGGCCGACCGCGGGGTTGTCCTGCCCCCAGTGGTTCTCCGCCACCGCGACCGAGACCTGGTCGGGCTCGTAGCGGGCGACGCTGGCCGCGATCCGCTCGACCTCCCGGTCCTTCAACGGCGGCCGGCAACGGTCCTGGTTGGCCTTGGCCAGGGCGGCTTGGATTTCGGTCTGGCTCATCCCCACCCGGCGCATGGCCCCGCCCAGACGCGCCAACGTGGCGTTGCGTTGGCCGGTTGGTATCACATTGCCACCGGGCGTGGGATCTACGCCCTGGGGCGCCACGGGCGCACCAGGGGCCACCATATCCGCGCCAGGGGGTGCCACAGGAGTGGCCCCATTGCCATTCGGAAACGCCAGAACGGCGGCCGGTTTGTCTGCCGCTTCAGGCAAGCCGGCTGGAACCGCAAGCCCCTCAGCAGTTGCCCACCGATACGGCTTTCCGCCGACCACCGACGGCGGCACGAGGACGTATCCGCCATTGGCCCGGGTGTCGACCTTCGGGGCGATCTTTCCCGTCGTGTTCCGCCAAGCTCTACCTTCCGGCTGCCGGAAGAAGTAGTGGCGACCTCCGTGCGGCGTGAGCGACATGGCCGCGCAAGCAAGATCACGCTCCATTGACGGGTCCCCTGGCCACGGGTTGTCCGCGCCGTCAACGTCGACGACCAGAAGTCCCTCGGTGGACATCCCGATGTTCGCCTCCGGCCGGGCCGTCCACCACGCCTTGATCTGGCCGGCATCTGTCGTGGCGTCCAGGAACCCATGAGGCGTCGCGGGGGCCTTCCCTCCCGGAACGCAAGGGAAGACCGGGTACCCGAGCTCGGCATACTTCAGCGCTGCCTGCAGCAGTGTCGTCTTGGATTCACTCACAACACACCTACTTCATGGTCAGAAGGGTAGATCGTCGTCATCCAGCGGGGTGTAGGCTCCCGCGGAACCGCCGGCCAGGACCCCGGCCGGCTCGAGGTCGTCGTCCATCCCCGGCTCGCGCCAGGCGGGCCTGACATCCAGCTCGTAGCCGATGATCCGCGCGTATTGGTCACCGACCGCGGTCCGCACGGTGATCGCGCGGGTCCGGCAGAGCGCGCCGTCGGTAGCCAGCAACTCCGCCTCAGCCGCAGTCCGCGGCACCGGAGCGACCGATCTCCGTCGCCACCATGACTCGGCCTTCTGGCGCGCCCAGCCGGCGTGCTCGAAGCAGATCCATTCGGACTGGTGCTGGTGAAAGCCCGTCCGGTACTCGACCCGCAGGGTCTTGGGCGCATCTTCGGGCGCGCCCTTCTTGGCGTGGACGCCGTAGAAGACATCACGGACCTCGTGGACCGTCGTTGTAACCTCGCCTGACAGGATGCCCTCGGTGGACGCCGTCGCCTCGTGCTGCCGCCGCTCCGGAGGCGGGAACTCATGGCCGCAGTCCGGGCACACAGCGTAGCCGGCGGCGATCAGGCTCTGGCACTCGGGACACTGCTTCGCAGGAGCCTCGCCGTTTCCACGATGGTTGATGGCCTGGATCCTGATGGCGTCGACAGGTCCGTGGCGCAGCACATTGCCCCCGAAGTCCAGGACCAGGCAGTTCTCCTTGCCCTCATTCAGACGGAAGCCGCGCCCAACCATCTGGTAGTAAAGCCCCGGCGACAGCGTCGGCCGCACCATGGCCACGCAATCGATGTTCGGGGCGTCGAAGCCCGTCGTCAGCACGTTGACGTTGACCAGGTACTTGATCTTGCCAGCCTTGAACGCGGCCAGGACCCGATCGCGCTCATCGGTCGCGGTCTCGCCGAAGATCGTGGCCACCGGCTCGCTCGCCATCTTGCCCAGAGCCTCGGCTACATGTTCCGCATGCTTGATCCCGGTGGTGAATACCAGCGTCGACCGTCGTGCCTGGGTCTGCTCAACGATCTCACGGCACGCCGACTCCACGAGCTCGTCGGTATCCATGAGAGCCTCGGCTTCGCCTGCCACGAACTCGCCCGCGCGCACGTGTAGGCCCGACGTATCCAGCGGCTGGGCGCACCCCTTGGTTATCAACGGACAGAGGTAGCCCTGGACGATGAGCTCCTTCACGCCGATCTCGTAGCAGACCTCGTTCAGGACGTTTCCAGGGGCGCAGATCATCCCGCTCTTCATCCGGAACGGTGTCGCGGTTAGCCCGATCACCCGCAGATTCGGGTTCACCTTGCGGGCGTCGTCCAGGAAGGTCCGGTACATCCCTTCGCCGTCCGGAGGAAGCATGTGCGCCTCGTCGATGATCACCAGGTCGAAGGAGTCGAGCTCGCAGGCTCGCCGGTAGACCGACTGGATGCCGGCGATGATGATCGGGTGATCGGTGTCCCGGCTCTTCAAGCCCGCCGAGTAGATCCCGGTCTTCATCCACATGTCTGGAGCCAACAGGTGGAGCTTCTCGCGAGCCTGCCCCAGCAGTTCCTTCACGTGGGCCAGGATCAGGACGCGCCCGTTCCAGAGGGCCACCGCGTCACGGCAGATCGTCGCCAGAACCAACGTCTTCCCCGATCCGGTCGGTAGCACACAGACCGGATTATCGACTCGCTCCTGCAGATGGCGATAGATCGCAGCTACCGCCTCCTGTTGGTAGGGCCTGAGCTCAAGCATTCCCGAGTTCCTCCAAGCGCACCAGCGTTCGACCGCCGCGGACACATCCACACATCTCGATGTTCAGCTTCTTGATCTGGCTGTCGTCGGCGTACAGGCCGCCGTGTTGGAGCGCGTCGAGCAAACTTTTTTGCAAGTTGTCGATGTCCCGCCGTTGCCGATCCGGCGGATAGATCTCGATCTCCATGCGCAGCGGCCCCCGCAAGCCGCCGACCCCGATACTGGCGAGGATGGCGCAGACTCGTTCGCGGAACCTGCGCCCCTCACGGCTGATGAGCGTCCGGTGACCAACGCGCCGGTAGTAGTGGTTCACCGACGGCGGGAACGGCAGATCGATCTCGATCATCGGCGGGCCCAGGGTGGAGTGCTGGTCGCCTCCTGCTGGGGCACGCCTTTGGCGGCGTCCTTGCGGGCATAGCCGCGGATCTCGTTGACCACGTTGCCGGTGTCGTCGCGCTTCTTGCACTTCACGGTGATCGTCAGCGGCAGGTTGTGCAGTTCGATCGAGTCCTTGGGCTGCAACACCCCGATCGCGCGGCATAGGGCCGACAGCTCGCCCTGGGCGATCTGGACGGCCTGCCGGTTCGGGTTGTCCAGGTTGAGCCGCGACCAGAGCAACCGGTTCTTGAACGGCCCGTCGATGACCTGGAAGGTCAGCTCGAGGTAGTGGCCGGCACCGCTCTTGGTCGGCTTCATCTGCGAGTCGGTGATGATGGCGAGGTACTTGCCCACCGGCAGCGGCTCGAAATCGGTCGCGGGATCGACGTTATTGGCGTCAAAGCCATTGAGATTCGCCATGGCTACTTCGCTCCTTTGCTTTTGCCGCCCTGGGGCGTGCTGACAGGTTCGGGGTAGATGTGCTGGGCGTAGGCGCCCCAGTCCAGCGGCATCTCTTCGGGGAGACTCAGGCGGTTCTTGGCCACATGGGCGGGGCGTTCGACCGTTCGCAGGACGCGCTCACCTGTGCCGATGCCCTGGTTGCGCTTGCGGTCGAAACCCTCGTCGGTCTGCTTGGTGAAGACCTTGAACGTGGCAAACAGGACCTCGTCGGCCCACTCCTGAAGAACTTGGGATGCCAGGCGATGCAGGCGCGGCACGTAGCGGTCGTAGCTATCCGTTTCGGGGTTCTCGAAGCGTTCGATGCGGGCGTGGGCGATCAGGATCGTCGTCATGCCCTTGTCGCTGCGCAGCGCCGACAGTCCTTCGATGAATTCGCGCCACTGCGTCATGGCGAACACATAGCCCTTGGCGTAGCCGATCTCTTCGATGCTCTCGACGTTCCGCTTACGGCAGACGTCGACCCAGATCAGCCGCTCAAGCCAGTCCAGTGAATCCACCACGACTGTTCGATAGGAGTGCTCGTCGATATAGAGCTCCGACAGGGCCTGCATGGCCTGATCGAACGTGGTTGTCAGCGGGAACTTGGCGCAGTTGATCTCGCCCAGGCCGTCCTCGGTCTGGATGAACACGGGCTTCGGCGCGCACGAGGCAAAGGTCGACTTACCAATGCCGTGGGTGCCGTAGAGCATCACCCGCCTCGGGGCCGCACTTCGTCCGCTGGCGACTTGCTGCAGAAGTTTCACGGTCGCATCTCCTTTCCAGTTGATATTGGTTGGGAAGCGGGCGGACCCAGGGAGTCCCGACGCGCTCGGGCGACAGCACGTCACGCCATTCCGCCCGCTTCCGCCTGTGTCAGATCCAGTCGAGATCGCGGATGTCCTCGTAGCCGCTGAGCCACTCGTCCCGCTCTCGGCATTTCTTCAGGCGCACGATGCCTTCTTCGTTCTCCTTCTGGGCCTGTCCGAGAACCTCCTCGCCGATCCGCCAGACACCGCAGCGCAGCGGTTCGCGCTTCTCCACGGCGATCATGTAGACGGGCAGGTTCGTGTCGGTGAGCGTAGCGGCCAGGGACCGGTAAAAGGCCAGCTGGTAGGCATAGCCATAGTTGCGCGCGTCGGACTGAAACCAGTCGAGGTTGTCGCAGGTCTTCAGATCGACGATGCCGCGTATGGGGTTCAGCCAGTCCAGGCGAGCCTGGCACGGCAGGCCGCAGTACTCGGCGCGGATCACGCCCTCAGCGATGCCGTCTGCCAGCAAAGCCGGGGCATGTTTGTGGGCTCGTACCGACGCATTGAGGCTCTCGATCAGAACTGTATCGTCGTCATCGAGCACGGGCTTTCCCTGCGCATCCGCCCAGTCCTGGAAGGCCTTGGTGCGACTGCCGAACGGCTGACCGGTCTTCGGGTTGACCGGCCCGCCGAATGCGTAGGTCCTCTCGTACACCTCGCGACCTTCAAGGATCAGAACATGGGTGGCACGGCCGATGACATATGCTGGCCGATCCTGGTCCTGCACCAGCCCGAGTTCCTTCTTGTGGAAGAGCAGCGGATTACGCCGGAACTCGGCCAACATATGGCTGGACAGGTACTTGCCGGCCTGGGCGTGGTAGACATCAGCCGGTTCGCGGATCAAATCCTGGACGTTCCAAGAACGTCGTTTGAACACTTCAGGCAGTCTCATGAGTTGTGATCCTCCGTTTCCGTCTTGGGCATGCGTTCGGCGCGACTGACCGTGAAGGCCGCCTCGCCGAACTCCCGGATGGCAAAGCCCGTGAAGATGCGGCTGATGTCCTGGCCGACGACCGAGTCGGCGTCGATCACGCAGGCGTGCTTCTCGGCGTCGAAGCAGTACTTCGCGTCGAGTCTCACCCGCGACTTGCCGTGCAGGCCCTCGACCGCCATCACGGCCAAGAGCAGGGTGCTCTCGATCTCGTCTGCCGGCGCGGTGGCCTCGAACTTGTAGCGGTGGATTTTTCGGGTCATCGAGCTTCCTCTCCTGAGATCCCGGGCGTATCGGCCCACAATGGGTTACTTACCCGGTCCCTTATCGATGTGTCGGGAGCCATCGAGGTATTCACGAAGACCTTTGTCCTCAAAGATCTTCCGCAGGCAGGCAATGCCCTGATCGTAGAGCGTGCTGCGAGGCACGCCCATTTCGCGGGCGATCTCGGCGACGGTTCTTGTCTGCAGGCGATTGGCGAATTCACGCAGATCGTCGGGCAGCTCGTCGAGCACGAGCGTGAGGTCGAGTCGCAGATCCAGGCGCTCTGCCTCCTGATGACCGTAGCGTGCGACCATCTCGTTGTAAGCATCCAGGCCGAGTTTCTCGTCGAGCCCTTGCTGATGGCCGTCCTGGTCCTCGACACACGCATCCAGCGGGTAGACCTTCTGTTCGTAGCTCCGCTTCTTTTGGCGCTGATGGCGAATAAGGGTGGAGACCTTGCGTTCGACGATGCGGGCCACGAAGGTACTGAGGCCTGCCCTGCTGGGGTCGTAGTTGTCGAAGCGTTGCAGCAGGTCCAGCATCATCGCCTGCTGCAAGTCGTCATAGTCGTCGCGGGTGAATCCGTACCTGTAGATCAATTGCCTGGCTTTGTGGCGAATGACTTTACGGGCGTATCCGTCAAGGATACGCTGCTTTGCGTTCTCCATCGGAACCTCTCCTGAGGCCGCGGAGAGGCGCATGGGTGTCGCACGAGGCAGCGCATAGACCGGCGTAGCGGTGGCACACGTGGATCGCCGTTACGGCGACACCCACATGCGCCTCCTACTTGTGGCCGGTTGATTGACTGGTGATATTCTGTCTGCGATCTAACAGGGAGACCGCTCCCCGCTGTTCAAGCGAGTACTTCTCCACTTGCGTCTCGTTAGACGAGCCGCACTTGACCTCCTGTAATAGGATGTTTCCATTGTTGATGTCATCATGGCGGGCGAGTAAGATCCGGAGCATCACTTTCAGAGTAATATCAGCGAGGCCCGATTCGGTGTGCATTCCGATATCCGTGCTAAACATTCCATAGCAGATGACGCGAGGTGGTGGATCGGGAACCGGCTCACCATCGCGGATGATGAGTTCTTTGATAGTCCCATAATCGAGGCGCTGCATGAGTGCGATGAGCCATACCCGCGAAGGCGACGGGGATGACTTGGCCTGAGGTTGCATTATGCTTCCTCCACGATGGTGACCCGAGAGAGCAGCGCCTTATGCGATGCTCGTCACCCTCTGGAGGAATTGCAGCAAACAGGCGGAGAGCTTTTCTGGTCCGGCGCAACTACCAATTCTATAGGCCGTTGCGCCGGGACAACATAAAATTGCAGTTGCAGCAAATCGGAGAAACTGCAATTATCCGCGGCGGAATTTCATCACCTCTTCCAGATCGCCAGCCTTGTTCCAGAGAACCTTTAAATCTTTTGCCATGCTGTCATTGATGGCACGCGAGACTGCATACGCACCAAGTCCCAGCTGCTTCGCGAACTCTTTCTGTGTCGGACGTTTCAATAGCTTGGCTTCTCCTTGGCTATTTCTAGTTGCACGAGCATAATCCTGCGCACTCATAATGTGTTCTTTCAGGGCGCCCTTGAGAGCATCGATCACAATAGCCCGCGTTGCTCGCTTCTTGGGAGGAATTCTCTTGTTCCCTAGTTTGTTAGATGCTGTCGCTGCCTGCTGCAATCGTTTAGCGATCCATCTATTGATATCTGTCTCGAAGACCTTAACCAGCTCAACATTCGTGGGTACACGATTCAAGTGGAGCCGAATATCAAAGTGCGACATGAAGTACTCCACCAAGGCAGTCGCGAATCGTTCTTGCTCCTCATATGTGCTGATCCATTCCTTCTTTACCGAAAAGATCCCGACAGGCAAGCTTAACGGAAACGAAAGGAAAGCAATGCATGGAAGCTGATCCGGTCGAACGCTGAGATATTCAGCGAGTTTATGGACTTCCATCCTGCGATCGTAAGAATCACTCCGATTATCGCTTTTAAGTCTTTTAATGCGCGCCTTCATCTCTATCGCGTCCTGCCTCACGAGATCACTAGACCGTAATATGTTGTAAAGGTCGTATAATTCGCTCGGATTACCCACAAGCTCGATGAGCACATTGATGCCGGTAGCCTCGTCCAGCTGAATCGCTAATCTATTAAGGACGTCGTGCAGCTTTTCATCGTGCCCGTCATAGAGGGGAAACCCAACTAAAAAGGGAGGACCTATCGGGGGCTTGCGACTTACTTTCAGCGCGGGCGGAGACTTGCTGGGTATTAGTGCAGACATGCGTTGCTTACGTTCAAGGTGTCTAAGGATTGCTGACTTGCAATAGAACTTATCACCTGAATCCGATACCAAATCAATCACCCAACTTTCATCTGAACCACCCATATTCTCCCACAGGATTCTCCCCGATCCCGACTCTGATTGCAGAATGGGCTTCGGCGTTAAGTTGAAAGCAGATGACGCTTCACTAATATTCCGGAACGCTCGCGTCTCTGTTTGGCCCGGGTCGATCTGCGTCGCCCCTTCCCCATTCACCGACCGGTCTCTCTCTTCCATTGTTACTTCCCTCCTACCTTAGTGTTTTTGGTGATCCTGTCGCCAAACAACGCAGATCACCATGGCGCAAATTTTCGACTTGCGCATCATACGCTATCATCTTGCGGGAGGGGCAACCAAGCGGAAAATGATTCTGCATGAAATGGCTAGGCGGGCTTTCATATATGTCCCCGAACCAATGTTCGGCAGCCCGCATTGGGGCGCAGGCGCCATCGAATTCCCGTTTATATTCTTCTAGACCTTGGTATTAGCCTCGATCGTAGTTTTCAGATCATGCCACATCACCCGTTGCTTCCGCCAGTCTGGCACGACGGCTATAGGGCGGACTGCCTTCTCCTGGATCGGGTTGCGTACGCTGTCGGACCGAGGCAGGAACAGAATTTCTTCCTGGATGTCCGGTGCCAGCAGAACCAAGCTCATGATCTGGGTCATCCGAGCGCGGGTCACCATCGCGAGGCGAGCCAGCTCTGCGTAGTCGGTGACCTCGCCTCGTCGACAGAGGTCATCCATATGGAGTGCCAGGGCGAGCAGCCTTGAGACTCGCGGGACGCTGCCGCGTGTGGGCGATGATTCTTCCGTGCCCTCGCGAAGTTCCTTCCGCCCGCGCTTCATGCTCCGGAAGTGGACGGGCTTGGTGATTTTCAGCGGTCGAGTCATGCAGTATCCTCTACGTATTCGCGCGACAGCATCTCGATGCCCGCCGGATGGAAGGTCACCGAAACCGTGCTGTTATCACCGTCGTAGTCCACACGCTGGATCAGCAAGCGAAGCACCCGCTCCTGCTCGCGCAACGTGAGCGTCTCCCAGACAGGATCGAAGGCGGCCATAACTCGGGCGGCCTCATTCTCGTCGATCAAATCACGCTTCAAGGCGGCCAACTCCTCCCGGATCGTAGCAAGGCGTTGTTCCACGCCACGAATGCGATCCAACAGGTCAGCCATGCGGTCGGTGGCCATGCCGCCAGACCCGACCGACCCCGCTAATTCGCGCATCTGGGCGTTGTGGCGCCCCAGTTCGCGCGTCAGACCCGACTTCTCAGCCTCGAGTTCCTTAATCCGCGCCTTGGCCTCAGCCCGAGCTGCGCCCAATGTCTCAGCCAGGAGCGTTGGATCGCTCCCGATGCCACGTACTTGGTCGACCACGAACTTCTCGATCTCCCCGGCGGGGATCGACTTCGACGGGCAATTGTGCCAGCCCCGCTTCTGGGCATTGGCGCAGACGTAGTACCGGTAGCGCCGATCCTTCTTGGTGGCGTGGGTCGGCACCATGGCGCAGTTGCACGGCACACAATTGATCAGGCCTTTGAGGATCGCGCCGAACTGGTTGCGGACGTGCTTGCCACCGGTGGCTCCGTTGCGTTTGAGGATCTGCCTGACGCGGCGGAACGTCTCGTCATCCACGATCGCCGGTTGCTCCCCATCGTGAATCTCGTCCTTGTAGGTCAGCCGGCCGGTGTAGAGGACGTTGGTCAACAGGCTGTAGAGGCTGTGCTTGTTGAAGGGCGAGCCGCCGGACTCGTGGCCCTTCCTGGTGGTCCACTGCTTGTTGGTCCACCGCCGCGCGTCCAGCTCTGCGATCGTGGCGATGAGCGACTCGCGGTCCAGGTAGATCTCGTAGATGGCCCGCACCTGAGCGGCCTCAGCCTCGTTGACCAAAAGGCGACCGCCCTTGGGATCGACGTCGAAGCCGAGGATCGGCCGTCCACCGGACCACTTCCCCTTGCGGCGGGCGGCGGCGATCTTGTCGCGGGTGCGCTCCGATATGATCTCCCGCTCGAACTGCGCGAACGAAAGCAGGATGTTCAGGGTCAGCCGGCCCATGGAGCTGGTCGTGTTGAACTGCTGGGTCACCGAGACGAACGAGACGCCGCGCTTGTCGAGGGCCTCCATGATCCGAGTGAAGTCCAGCAGGCTTCGCGACAACCGGTCGACCTTGTAGACCACGATGCAGTCGATCCGCCCGGCCTCAACGTCGGCCATCAGACGCTTGAACGCCGGGCGCTCCATGTTGCCGCCAGTGTAGCCGCCGTCATCGTACCGATCGGGCAGGCAGACCCACCCCTCGCTCTTCTGGCTGGCAATGAAGGCCTCGCCGGCCTCGCGCTGGGCGTCGAGGCTGTTGAACTCCTGCTCGAGCCCCTCCTCGGTGCTCTTGCGTGTGTAGGTGGCGCAGCGAATCGCCGGGGTGTCGATTCTCCTACCGGCCATCGACAGCCCCCTTTTCGACCAAATTGAAGAAGCCGAACCCGTTCCAGTGGGTGCCCGTGACCTTCTTGGCCACTGCGCTCAAGGTCCGGTAGATCTCGCCTTCGTACTCGAACCCCCGCGGCAGAACCCGCACCTCGACAGTCTGGTTCTTGTACCGGCGCGTGATGATCGCGCCGGGCATGGGCAGACGGTCGTCCTGGGGGAATCCGATGGTCCCGCTAGTTGTCTCGCCACCCAGAACCACGGCCCGCGGCCTCGGTGCGGTCAGGCGGACGTCCGACTCTGTGACCAGTTCCCGGGCCCGTTGCCGGGCACGCTCGGACAAGCCGCCATCCTGGTTGACTTGCATGCGCCAAACGATGCGGCGGATCAGGAACTCCTTGTGCCGGGAATTCGTGTCCTCGCCGAAGACCGCGGCGTACTTCCGGCGCAGCTCTGGCACCGTCATGCGCTTCAGCACGGTCATTTCTTTTCCGATGTTCAACGCCATGGTGCATCTCCTCTCATGTTCTCGGCTCGGTTTACCAGGACACATGAGGGTCGCCGGGCGCGGACACATCAAGGGCTTTCTGTTCGGTGGTTTCGGGAGCGTGACCGCATGCATCCGGCGTGTTCGTGCATGCATTGCAGAAGCGCAACATGCCGCGGCCGAGGATGACGGCAACCTCGTAGCGGCGCTGCGTCGGGGTCAGATTCTCAGCGGTCGATTGCGGCATGGGTCGTCTCCGGGTTGCGGTCACACCTCTGGTGTTTACCTACCCGGGGATGGTTCGATGTGTCGTGAATGCGGCCAACTGCCGCGCCAGATCGTGAGCGGATCCCCTATGGCGGCCAAGACCTGTCTCCGGCGCCGATGCCCCGCCATTGATACCTGGTGCGATGATGGATTTCGTTCTGAAGGCCGACCCCGCTTGACGAAACCGGGAACATACACTACCATACGGAGTGGATGGTACACATGTCACAGAACTTGAATTTATCTGACAAAGAGCTTAAGGCGTTGCTGCACATACGGAACCGGCTTTTTCATGGCCAGTCCCCCTCGGTGCGCGACGTTCAGCAAGCACTTGGCTATCTGTCGCCACGCTCTGCGGCGACGCTCCTCGGAAAGCTATTCGACCGTGGGCTCATCAAAAGGCGGGAGGATGGTCGCCTCCAGCTTCTCCTGGACATGGGAAGTACCCAAGACCACGCCCAGACAGTTGGGATTCCCTTGCTCGGATCCGCCCCTTGCGGAACTCCCCTACTTGCTGAAGAGAATTGGGAAGCCACAATTCCGGTTTCGACCAGCTTGGCCAAGCCCCCCCACCGCTACTTCTTTCTTCGCGCTCGTGGTCAATCCATGAACGAAGCTGGGATCAATAGTGACGACCTCGTCCTGGTTCGTCAGCAACAGGACGCAGACAACGGGGACCGTGTTGTTGCCCTTGTCGATGGCGAAGCCACCATCAAGGAGTTTCACCGAACCCCCGATGCTGTCGCGCTTCGCCCGCGTTCGAACGACAACAGATATCAGCCCATTATTGTGACGGAGGACTTCCAGATCCAGGGAGTGATCGTCTCCGTCGTTCCATGCACGGAGGCCGTGTCACATGCCGAAGAACACTGAGCCTCGAAAACAGGCCTCGCCGATTACCCGCATTCGAAGAGATTCGATCCGCGAATCTACGAAGATCGAGCTCGCTGTTGCCGCCGGCGGCTGGTGCGAGTTCCCAGGCTGCAGGGCCTACCTGATGCGGCACTCCGTAACTCACACCCCGGGCAATTACGCACAACTCGCCCATATTGTGGCATTCAGCCCCAAGGGTCCACGCGGCAATGCCGTGCTCCCATCGAGCAAACTGAACGACGCCAGCAATCTGATGTTCCTCTGCGCAGCTTGTCACAAGCTTATCGACAGCGGCTCGGCGAAATACCCAGTGGATTATCTCAAGGACCAAAAAGCGGAACACGAGCGACGAATCCATGGACTCACCTCTACTCGACCAGATCTTCAGACCAAGGCGCTCGTGCTTAAGGCGAAGATCGCGGGACAGTCCGTCGGAATCACCTCTGCTGCAATTCAAGACGCCGTTTCACCACGATACGCCGACCACGATCCTTTCGTAATTGACATCACAGGCATCTCTGATTCCCCCACTACCTCGTATTGGGACATCGCCAAGCAGACAATCATTCAGCAAACCGCCCGGCTTTATGATCAGCCAATTGATGGCAACCCCATTAGGCATATTTCAGTCTTTGCTCTTGCTCCGATTCCGCTTCTTGTGTGCCTTGGATCTGCGTTAAGCAGCAAGGTCCCAACAGATCTATACCAACGCCATCGCGATACTGAGGACTGGACATGGAAATCAAATGGACGCCCCGTTTCGTATAGCTTGAAGACGGTCAAGGAGGGCACAGATAGTCTCAAAGTTGCCCTTCTTCTCTCGCTCAGCGGCAAGATCGCCATCGAAGACCTCCCTTCGAATCTGCCCGGTAAGTCGTGGATCTACGAGATCACGCTCTCGGGCGTGGCGCCCAATCCAGGATTCCTGGCCACTAAGCAGGATCTCGAGTCATTCCGGTATACCTACATGAATGCGTTGCGTCAGATTGCCACAGATCATGTGGGTCTGCGCGAGATACATCTCTTCCCTGCCGTTCCCGCACCGGTTGCAGTCCTATGTGGACGCGAGCTGTTACCCAAAGTAGATCCGGCCCTGCTCATCCACGACTTTCACAAGGGAAACGACGGATTCACCCCAACCATTAGGATCAATGAATCATGACCAACAACGAATACCTCGAGGAAGTCCTTAAAGCGCAGACCATGTCGAAGGAGAGCCAAGAGCTTAAGGATCTTCAGCGGCGCCGCGCTGACGTAGAAAAGCTATTGCGAAGAGAGTTCAGCGAATCGTCACCGACCATCAGGTACGGTGGATCCATGGCGAAGGGAACGATGATTCGGGAAGCCTATGATCTCGATATCATCTGCTATTTCCCTCACGAAGACGACGATGCT